TTCGTTTACCCGTCCTGATTTGGAAGGTGTTCGTGCGTTTACAATTAGTGGTAGTAACATTGACACATTTTATCCACAATTTACAACTGTAAACTCAAACGATTCTCAAATTAGTTTCATTTGTAAAGTTACAAGTGCAACAGGCGCCACAAATGCTACTATAAGATACCAAAAACAACCAACCGATGTAACTCGTGGTGATTTTGAGGTAACAAAAACACAAATGGCAGCAAATCCTGAAACGGATTTGGAAATCCCAGAATTGAACATTGAAATGCGTTCAGTTCCAATTGTTGCTAAAACTCGTAAGTTGAAAGCACAATGGACACCTGAATTCGCGCAGGATTTGAACGCATATCACTCTATTGATGCAGAAGCAGAATTAACTTCAATGTTATCTGAATATGTATCACAAGAGATTGATTTTGAGATTTTGGACATGTTGATTCAGAACGCATTGACTACAGGTTACTGGTCTGCAAGAATTGGACAGGAATGGAATGGAACTACATTCACAAATGCGAACACTACTAATGTAACAGCTTACATTCAGGGTACTTGGTTCGCAACTTTAGGAACTGTATTGCAGAGAGTTTCTAACCAAATTCACGCTAAGACAATGCGTGGTGGTGCAAACTTCTTAGTATGTTCTCCTGATGTTGCTACTATTTTGGAATCAATTCCTGGATATACCGCAGATGGAACTGGTGATGAAAGACAATTTGCATTTGGTATGACCAAAGTAGGTTCTTTCGCACAAAGATATCAGGTTTATAAGAACCCATATATGCAAGAAAACTTGATTTTGATGGGTTACAGAGGAACACAATTCTTGGAAACTGGTGCTGTTTACGCTCCATACATTCCATTGATTATGACACCTCTTGTGTACGATTACAAAAACTTTACTCCTCGTAAGGGTGTAATGACTCGCTACGCCAAAGAAATGGTAAGAGGTGAGTTCTATGGTAAAGTATATGTGAACGGATTGGAAACTATTGGTGGTGCTTAATCAATCACATAATAGTTAAAGTGTTTTCAAAGGGGGATGATGAAAATCATCCCCTTTTGTTTTTTATGGGATATTTATATTAAAAGTATAAAGGGTTACATTATGATAGAAAATACCGAAAAAAGAGTTCCAAAAGGTGATATAAAGTTTTCAATTACACTTTCCGAAGAACAAAAAGTAGCAAAACAAAATATCTTAAATCACCCCTTCAATTTTATTTTAGGAAAAGCTGGTAGTGGTAAAACATTACTTGCTTGTCAAATAGCATTAGATTCCTTTTTTAAGAGAGAATATAACAAAATTGTTGTAACTCGTCCCACCGTTTCTAATGAAGACAATGGGTTTTTACCAGGTTCTTTGGAAGAAAAATTAGAGCCGTGGTTAGTTCCTATCCGTTCTAATATGCGAAAAGTTTATGATAAATCATCGGTATTGGATAAAATGGAGCAGGATGAAAAAATAGAATTGGTATCCCTTACGCATTTTAGAGGAAGAACTTTTGATGATTGTGTTTGTATTGTTGATGAATTTCAAAATCTTACAAAATCTCAATTAGCGATGGTGTTGGGTAGATTGGGTAAGAATTCAAAAATGATATTGTGTGGAGACCCACAACAAATAGATTTAAAATCAGCAAACGATTCTGCTATTCATGAAGTAGCAAAATTAAAACCAAGTGGGTTTGTTTACACGGTAACATTAAAAGATAATCATAGACATCCCGCTTTAGATGAAATATTTAAACTATTATATGAATATTAGATATTTATATTAATAATAGGAGTATAAAATGGCAGCTGGAAGATATTTATTGACCATAGAACAGGGTTCGACAACGGATTTATTATTAGAATGGAAAGATTCTAATGGTGAGCCTGTTGACTTAAGTGGTTATACCGCAAGAATGCAAATAAGACCTTCGGTTGATTCATCCACAACATATTTAAGTATTACTAATACACTTTCTAATGATGGGACAGGATTAAACCTTACCCCAGAATCAGCATCGGTTGTTCTACCAAGAACATCGGGTAGTATTGGTTTATTTATTTCTGCTGCATCATCATCAAATTTAAACTTCGCCGAAGGTGTATATGATATAGAATTGCAGAGTAATGGTGGTATAGTTACGAGATTATTGGAAGGACTTGTAAAGCTTTCGAAAGAGGTAACTAGGTGAGTAATGATAGATTAAATGTTAAAGTTGTATCAACTCAAAATTCGGTAGAAATAAACAAATCTGACAACAGGGTTATTGTTACTGATAAGACTAAAGATACATCCGTAAATGTAATACAAAAAGAAACTCATGTAGTAACTGTTACATCCAAAGGACCAAAAGGTGATAGGGGTGATGCTGGTTTACAAATATTTGAAAATGTTGATGGTGGTGATAGATTTCAAACAGTAGATGCCGTAGGGCATTTAGATGTTCTTGCTGAATTTAAAGTTGATGGTAACACAACTATAACAGGTTCACTTGTTGTTACTAATAACATTATTGCACCATCGTTTACTGGTTCTTTATTTGGTACGGCAAGTTATTCTTTATTTACCGAAAATGTTGACGGGGGATTTTTCTAATGGCAATCATACTAAAAAGAAATTTAGTATCGGGGAACATACCGACAACAGCCTCCATTGCGTTAGGTGAGTTAGCAGTCAATACTGCTGATGGTAAACTATTTTTAAAAAAATCAAGTAGTTTGGGTGAAAGTATTGAAGCCGCAGTAACCACAAATACCACTACAAATGGTAATGTAAATCTATTGGGAAACCTCCTAATTATTGGTAGAAGTTCATTTTCAGGTTCAGTAAATTTTTCAGGTTCACTTATCCCCAATGTTCAATCAGGTAAAACATCCGATTTTTCCGTTGGTAGTCCTGATGCTGCTTGGAGTGATGTGTATGTAAGTAGAAGTTTAAGTTTTGTTGATGATACTGGGGTTATTACGGAAGTTTTTGGTGGAGATGAATACATACAATTAGGAAATGTCAGATTAACTACATCAAGTGTAACAATATACAATCAAACAAACGAAGTTCAAACCAAAATATCGTCTGAAGCCCCTGATTTTTTTATTATTAAATCAGGTAGTTTTGTTGCAGCACAAATCAATTCAGAGGGTGTAATGGTATTAGGTAAATTTGATACACCACCAACGGCTGTGACTGGTGGAATGTATTATGGTTCTGATGGAAATTTTTATTTGGGGGTTGAGTAAAAATACTAAATTAATATTGAATAAAAAAAATATAACCTATTTATATTTAAGGGTTAATAAAGTAAAAATGGAAAACTAATTATGGCATCATGGAAAAAAGTAATAGTATCAGGTAGTAATGCCCATCTGACAAGCGTAACCGCAAGCCAGGTTCCACAAATTTTAGATGCAAATGCTGGAGGACGTGTTTTAGCATATGATGTTAATACAGGTGCATTTGGATACATAAACACATCATCAATAGTAACCGCCGCAGCATCTAGTGTTACTTCTTTTTCTACTATCAATGTTGGTGGCTTGGGTGGTTCAAGTGGTACAGCGCAAGCAGATTCTTCAACAGATACTTTAATCATTTCTTCATCTGATGTAAACATAACAATTAGTGCTACTGATACACCCGATACCATAACATTTGATTTTGCAAATTCTCCAACATTTACAAACATAACCGCAAGTGGTAACATAAGCGGAAGTGGTAATTTAAGTATTACGGGAACATCAACCTTAACAGGCAGATTAACTGCTAATGGTGCTATAACAACTACGAACATAACCGCTAGTGGTAACATAAGTTCATCTGCAGGACTAATAGGTTCAACGCTTACGACGAGTGGTGGAGCTACTGTTGGCGGGGATTTAGCAGTAAATGGTGGTGATATAACAACAACATCAACTGGAACTACTACTATATTTAATACAAACGCAACTCAAATTGATTTGGGTGGGGCGGCTTCTATTGTAAATATTGGTGGTGAGGGAACACAAACCAACTTTAATGGTAGTGTAGCGTTGGGAAATGGTAGTGGCGACCAAATAACACTTGGTGGGGATTCTGATGATACTGTGGTTGTACAAGGCCGTTTTCAGTTGGGTGATAATTTATTAGATTCTAATTTAATTCCCACATTTAATAATACTATTGTTATTGGTTCATCAAGTAAAGAAATTAAATCAATAGTAGTAAATCAAATAACATCATCGGGTAACATAAGTTCATCCGCAGGTTTAATAGGTGCTACACTCACAACAAGCGGAATTGCAACTATTGGTGGTAGATTAACAACCACAACCCTAACCGCATCGGCAACGCCATTGGTGTCGGACAATACAGGCTATAATATAGCTTTAGTTGGTTCTAGTGGTGAGCTTGTTAAAATAGCATCATTACCATCGGGTAGTATAACGGGTATTAATTCGTTTGCAACTATTAATGTTGGTGGAGTTACGGTACAAGCCGATAGTTCGGCAGATACTTTAACTATTAATTCAGGCTCATTTGCGGGAAGTGCTAACACAAACAATAACTTGTTAATATCCGCCAGCCAAGATGATGTTATAACTTTCTCATTTAACGATTCACCCCGCTTTACAAACATAACCGCAAGTGGTAACATAAGCGGAAGTGGTAATTTAAGTATTACAGGCAACGAAACTATTGGTGG